ATTTACACCATTATCAGAGCAATATAAAAGCAATCCAGAAGGATTAACAAAAGTCATTAACAAATTTCTAACACCTATGACTGATCTAATTATGAAGATGGATGGTACTATTGACAAATATATGGGCGACTGTATTATGGCATTTTGGAATGCACCGATAGATTGTCCTGACCATGCATACAAAGCCGTAAAGACAGCGACACTAATAAAAAAGAAACTGAAAGAGTTAAATCAAGAGAACGCATTTGGTCACGAAATAAAGATAGGTATAGGTATTAATTCAGGTGAGGCACTAGTAGGCAATATGGGATCTGATCAAAGATTTGATTATTCAGTAATAGGGGATGCAGTAAATCTCGCAAGTAGATTAGAGGGTACAAGTAAAAACTATGATACTACAATCATTATAGGCGAGGAAACAGTCAAAAGAATAGACAAACCTAAGTGGGCATTTAGACTAGTTGATAAAGTACAAGTCAAGGGTAAATCTGAAAAAGTTTCAATCTATACAGTATAAATAGTAGTATGGCAGGAGTTATAGACAGTATAGTCAAACAAGCAGGTGACACTAGAAAGTCTATGGACTGGTATAGAACTAAAGTGAGAAATGCAGTAGGTACAGGAACTACAGCAAGAAAATTAATTAATCAAGGTAAGGCATCAGCAACACCTAAGTTTGGTATTATGAATTTGTTTGGTTATCAGGCAAAAACATACGGTGCACCTTTACCTTATTATGATAGATTCCCACTAATCATACCTACTGAACAAAGAGGTGGTAGATTTTGGGGCATAAACTTTCATTATTTACCTTACGGATTAAGGGTACAGTTGTTTAGAAGAATGTTATCGTTTGCTAGTGATAATAACTTTGATGAGAAAACAACCATAAATGTAAGTTGGAGGCAGATATCAAGTATTAGAGCTGTGAGACCATCTATCAAGTCTTATCTTTTTAGTCAAGTACGAAGTGCCTTTTTAAATATAAGAGTAAATGAAATGCCTGTTGCACTAAATCTACCTGTTCAAAGATTTGTTGGCGCCACAGACGCAAAAGTTTATACAGATACAAGGAAAATGATATAATGGCAAAGTTAGGAGATCCAACAGACTTTTCATACAGAGTTAATAAGGTGACAAAGGTTATAGATGGTGACACGATAGATGTTATTATTGATTTAGGTTTTGATATAATGTATAAGAGTAGAGTAAGACTATTCGGTATTGATACACCTGAAAGCAGAACAAGAGATTTAGTAGAAAAGAAATTTGGTCTTATGTCTAAAGAGTTTTTAAAAGAACACTTGAAAGAGGCAGAGAAGATTGTAATTAAAACACACAAAGGCGAAGAGACTGGTAAGTTTGGTCGTATTCTTGGTGAGATATTTTGTGATGGTGAGAATATAAACAAGAAGATGTGTGATCAAGGCCACGCTGTTGCATATTATGGACAAAGTAAAGACGATATTCAAGAAGAACATTTAAAAAATAGAAAAATATTTGAGGATCTAGGAGTAGTCTAATGGCAATATTTCGTAAGGGTATCAAGATAGGGGGATACGATATTCGTATTGGTTTACCTAGAGATAGGTCTTACGATAGAATTGATAAAGATCCTAGACTAAAAAGAAAAACTAATCCTAACACTTCATTAAATAGATTTAGAACATTTACAGAGGCGGCTGGTGGGTTTGCAAAACCTACAAAATACATTCTAATAATGACATTACCTCGTGGTGCGAGTGATCAACCTGGTGTTGCTAAAGATACTAAAGACGCACAAAATCTAGACAAGTTATATGGTGCTCAAATTGCTTTTCATTGTTCAGATTTACAATTCCCAGGTAGAACAATAGAAACACAACCTCATAGAATACACGGACCTGAAAGAAATATGGCCAGTGGTCTAAACTTTGCAGAGATAACTGCTGAGTTTTATTGTGATAAGTTTATGAGAGAGAAACATTATTTTGAAACTTGGCAAAATTTAATTATTGATAAAAGAACATATGAATTAAATTATTATGATGAATATACAGCACCGATTGAAATATATCAGTTAAGTGATTTTGATGAAGAAATGGGGTCAACACTTGATAATGCACACAAAGAAGAACTAAAAAATGCTGTGTATGGTTGTAAATTAGTTGAAGCATATCCTAAGACAATCGCTGCTCAACCATTAAGTTATGATGCTAAGAATCAAGTACACAAAGTTAGTATTACATTTGAGTATAGATACTGGCACAATATGGTTGATATTGATGAGGTTGAAAAGGCAGATACATTTATGACCGCAAATACTGGTGTGGTTACGCCTGATACAAAAGGAATGGGGCCGTTAGGCATATTCAGATATTTACCTGCAGAACTAAGAAGAGCAGGTAATGATGTATTTAATCAGGCAAAGAACAGATTACCTACTGGAAGAGTATTCGGAGGCAAAGTTTTCCCTCCGTATTTCTAGTATAAATATTACTGAATTTTTAATAATGCATAAGGAGAATACATTATGACATTACCAAAGGTCGAGGTACCGACTTACGAATTAGAAGTACCAAGTACAGACGAGAAATTAAAGTTTAGACCATTTCTTGTCAAAGAAGAAAAGGTACTTTTAATGGCACTTGAGTCGAAAGACAATGGTGAGATGATAAATGCTTTGAAAAGTTTAATCAAGGCGTGTACTTTTGAGAAGTTTGATCCTGATAATGCACCTTTATTCGATTTAGAATATATTTTCTTACGAATAAGAGCAAAGTCAGTTGGTGAAACTTCAACGATACGAGTTAGATGTGATGACAATGAAACATTTGCTGAGGTAGAAATACCTTTAGAAGAAGTTAATGTCCATGTTGACGAAGAACATACTAACAAGATAGACATAACTGATAAAATAAAAGTCATTATGGACTATCCTAAAGTTGATATTACTATGCCAGGAGATTCTGAAGTTGAATCTTTCTTTAAGGTAATAAAAAGTTGTATATGGCAAGTAGTGGATGGTGAGACTGTACACGAAAGAACAGAAATGACCGAGGCTGAATTAGATGAGTTTTTAGGTAGTTTATCTAATAATCATTTTAAACAGTTTAGAACATTCTTTGAGACTATGCCTAGATTGAAGTATGAGTTAGAGTATAAACAACCTAAGACGGGTAAGACTGAGAAAAGAACACTTGAAGGTATGCAAAGTTTTTTTTAACGGCCCTTTCCCACGATAACTTAGAAAACCATTATACTACTAATTTTAACTTAATGCAACACCATAAGTATTCGTTAAGTGAACTCGAAAATATGATGCCCTGGGAAAGGGAGATATATGTTAAAATGCTTATAGATCATCTTAGAGATGAGAAAGAGAGAATAGACAATGAGCGAAGAAAAAGATAAAACAGAAACAAAGAAGGTCAATATAGAACTAGAAGTTGACACAAATGTTGTTGATTCTAGTAAAAATAAATATCAAAATTTAATTGATCTAGCAAAGGCAATAGATTCTTGGCGTATCTTTCCTAGAATATTCATAACAACATATATTTACCTATTATACAAAGTAGTAATATGGTATATGAACATAGCAGATCCTACACTAGAACAGTCAGGGTTAGTTAGTATCGTAGTTGGTGCTGGCGCTGCTTGGTTTGGTTTATACACAGGAACAAGTAAAAAATAAATGTCAGACTTTTCAGAATTAGTAAAATCGGTACAAGAATCAACAGGCACTAGAGGGTTTGGAGCAAGGAAAAGAGCAGCCGCTGAAATCATTGGTAGTGATATAGATGCATTAGGATCTTTAACAGGTGTTGCAGGTCAAATACTATCTGATCTTACTGTTGAAACTACTAGAGTTGGACAAGCAACAGATCCTGAGGAACTAAAAGAAATTTCAAATAGAATACGAGAATATAAAGGAATTATAAATCAAACATATAAACAAATAGGTGACGACAAAAAGTTTAGTAAAACTCAAGCAGATAACCTTAGACAACTAATTACTGCCGCACAGAAAAATATTAAAAAGGCAGGTAGAGGTTTATTCGGTAAGGCAAATGAATCATTCTTAGAATCATTAACAGAGACACTAAATCCATTTACAAAAATAGGTGATGTATTTGCACAATTACCTGGCGGCGCACCATTTGAGGCATACTTTAACTCACTTGGCGATGGCATAAATGAT